CTCGTATGAAATTGGTGCCTACTTGTTTGGTAGGTGTTTCTTTGTCTAATAATGGAAACACTATAACATGTAAGAAGATGGATGCTACGTTTGATTCGACTTCTTACTATGTGAAAGCTGATTCACAAAATGAACCTGGTTATATAATCACTAATACAATCTCTTATAACTCTAATTCGAGTAAAGGTGATTGTGGTTCACTGTTGGTTACAGAACAGAATACTGAAACTGGTAGATGTATTCTTGGCTTACATGTTGCTGGATATGGTGAGAAAGGGGTTTCTTCAACTCTTACTTACAGTGACATATGTTCTGATCTTAAAGATTGTGGACTTGATGGGTGTTATTTACAAGAAGATGGTCTAGAAGATTTGGGTGAGCATCATCCATTATCAATGGAAAGTCAATCTGGAGTATGTCATACTTCAGTTGTACCAGATTCAATGGCTGCACCAAAGCCTTTTAAGTCTGACATTACCAAGAGTGAATTTTATGGCAAGTTGCCTGCTCCTTATGATGACCCAGGAACACTTCCAGCTAAGTTGAAACCATTTTTTGATAAAGATGGTAAATATATTGATCCTTACGCAAATGGTTTGCTAAATTATGGTAAAGATCAAGTGTGTATTTCATCTAGTTTGTGTTCCCAAGCAGCCGGTGACTACTTAGAGACTATAATGGTTTCTACTAGTAATTATAAGTATGACAGAATAATGCCTTTGAAATTGAAGGATGCTTTGCATAGTTTCAGAGGTGTTGGTCCAATAATGTCAAGTACTAGTGCTGGTTGGCCATTGAGTATAGACAAGAAAAATGTCAAGAAAAGGTACTATTCAATTACTTCTACACCGGAAGTTAAAGAACAAGCTTACATTGAAATAGAGTCTGAAGTGAATAGACTTTTAGATATGTATGCTGTAGGTAAACGTCCAGCCTTTTTATATACGGATTGTTTGAAAGATGAGAAAGTTAGTATAGAAAAGTGCCATCTTGGCAAAACTAGAATTTTCTCTGCAAGTCCATTTTATTTGTTAGTTTTATTTAGAATGTACTATGGCGCTTTTATGGATGCGTATATAGGAGCAAATTTGGATGTTGGTTCTGCTATAGGAGTAAATCCTTATGGTGAACAGTGGGGTTATTTGGTACACAAATTGAAAGTACACGGCAGTAATGAAGACGGAGAGATTCTTGTTGGAGCTGGTGATTATAGTAAATTTGATGGACATGAACAACCCTATTTGCTTAATTTGGTGTATAGGATAATTTCGGATTGGTATGGGTACAAAAATATTCATGCCTCTATGGTTAGAAAATATTTGTGGGCTGAGATAACCAATTCTAGACACATACATGGAAAAGATGTGTATGAATGGTTTTCATCAATGCCTTCTGGTAATCCTTTGACTTCCATTATAAATACGATGTATAATAATTTGGCTTTTAGAGTAGCATGGATGTTTGCAGGTAATGAAATTGGTGATTTTCATGAAAATGTATATATAGCTGCTTTAGGAGATGATAATATTTTCTCTGTTTCTAAGAAATTTAGAGAAAATTTTAATGAGTTAAAAATGCCAGAGCTCATGAGGAAAGTAGGGATGGTTTATACTACTGAACTCAAAGATACTGCAAAGCGTGCTTTTAGACCAATTCAGGAAGTAGAATTTTTGAAGAGGTCTTTTGTAAGAGATTCTTTTAAGAATAGGTGGATTGCTCCATTGAGGTTTTCAGCGATAATAGAGATATTAAACTGGACTAAGAAAGGAGAGAAAAAGCATGAAATTGCAGTTGATAATGCAGGTTTGGTTCTTAG